TTGTTAAATTTTGAAATAAAAAAAGAGGTTAAGCGTTAGAAAAAATTGCTTAACCTCTTTGTTGTTTTAATAATAGAAAAATCTTTGTGCTACGGTGTAATAAAATTCAAAAATATATTATCTTGTTTCCTTGAAAATCGGCAGGCAAACTAAAATGACAGTAAGTTTGACAGTAAGTTTAACTGCATTTTATCTTGTTTTAACTTAATTCAAAATTACTCAACTGAATTTTTGAAATCTCAAAAACCCAGTGTTTAAGCCACTTTTAAGGCATTTTAAGTAATTTTGATAAAAAATAAAAGGTGGTTAAAAAACCACCTTTTTTGGTCGAGGTGACAGGACTTGAACCTGCGGCATCTTGGTCCCAAACCACTTAATAAATGTGTGAAAAGCTTAGTGTTTATCGGACTTTTCAAGTTCAGTTGCCTAACATTTGCCTTGCATTTATTTTTTAGCTTATTTTACGATTGAGAAAATCATCAAGTTTTTTCGCAGGTGCTTCAGTATCATCTTGCATTAAATGCGTGTAAATGTTCAAGGTGGTTTCGGGTTTGGTATGCCCTAACTGGTGTTGAATGTAGAGAATATCATAGCCCGAATAGAAAAGATTTGTTGCGTGGGTGTGCCTAAGACAATGAGCTGTAAACGGTTCTATGATCTGCGGAATACCGTCGGGGCAGTATTTACTGCGTGGAGCAATGCCGACAATTTTGCCTTGCTGTGAATTGAATGCTTCGAGGTTTAGGCAATTGATGTAACTCTCCCACAATCTCCGCCACGCTGAATTTGTCATAAGTTTGCCTTTGGTGGTTGTGACTACATAATCAAATGGGGAGTGGGGTGCAAGGCTTTTCAGATAGTCTGACAGAACGGTCGGAATATCAACCTTGCGGACACCTGCTTCTGTTTTCGCTCCTGCTTTTATGTAAGAATTGTTTCCGTCAAGAACCAAAGTCTGATGAACATTTATTTTGTTGCGTTTCAAGTCAATATCCGCCCATTGCAAGCCGAGGCATTCACCTCTTCGCAGTCCTGCAAGCAACATAATCATTGCCGGCAATCTTCCTCTGTGCGGAGTGTTGATTATTAGCTTTTGCTCTTCAGGTGACAAGGCTCTGCGTTCTTTTTTCTTTGCCGCATTCTTTGATATTTTGACATATTTCAGTGGGTTGAAGTCGATAGCTCGGTTTTCAATAGCATACTCAAACACTCGGCTTGCGGTTGCGATGAACTCCTTCAGCGATTTTTTCGCTGTGGGTTTGCCTGTTGTTGGGTTCTTAGCGGCTAAGTCAAACACGATTTCCTGAAAGTCGGCAATCGTCAGCTTGTTGATTTTGTAAGGCTCAAGTTCTGCAAAATGTTTGAGATACCGTTCAAGCGTTTTGTATTGCTGTGGTGTTTGCAGTGACCTCTGAACCGTTAGCCAGCGTTTTTTCCAACATCCGTATGTATCATCAGATGAGATATCTATGCCTTTGCCGAGTTTTTGTTTTAATTCGGCGGCAAGCGTTTCAACCTCTTTTCGTGATGTGCCACATACGGATTTGTACTTTCGTTTACCGTTTTCATCTCGTCCGATATAGATGTTCTTCTGATAGCGCCCGTCTTTGCGTTTTTTCATTTTATACACTCCTTTTGTTTGAAAAAAGGGTGCAAAAATCCCCTGATATTCAAAACTTGAAAAATTCAGGGGATTGTGATACAATTATTTTGCGTTTAAATCGTATCATCTGCACCCTGTGTGGATGATTCCGCTCTGTTCGAGGACCAGTCGAGCAGGGCGGATTTTTTATTGCTTATGTACGGAGGGTAGTGGAAGGTTTGGGGCGATTTTAAAGAACCCTTTCTATATATATAATATTAGTTTATTTTTCTTATACGAAAGGTTAGAAAAACCCGTAAACCCTCCACCATCCTCCAACTCAACATTACTGCAAAACGTAAACTCGAGTAAACATTTTCGCTTTATCACCCCAAAATGGGAAATTGATTTCCTATTTTAGGGCGGTCTTTTTTATTTATCATATTTAATCGGCAGACCATGGCTGTCGGTGTATGAAGTTTGTTGATTACATTAGATTATTCAAATCAATGTTGAACCCCATAGCTTTTAACTCTCTTGCAATTGTAAATTCACTTGCGCCGTCAGAATAAACAACACCGCTTAAATCACCGGGTAATTCGATAGAACTATCTGACTGAATTAAAATGGTCTTATTTCTTCCGAGAAGCCCCATAAAATAACCTGCCTCAAAAACAACATTTTGTCTTCCTCTTGCTCTGGTTTCTTCTTCTGAAACTGCTTTGCCGACATCATCGGGAGTAAAAAGAATAATAGCCGCACTTGCTTCACTACCGAAATCTTCAATTTTTTCAATAATTGTTTTGCAGGAATTTGGCTGATCGTGTAAGATAATAGGTTCTACACCAAGTTTTCTTAAAAGCTCAGCTGTTTTATATTTTAGTTCGCCGTCGTGCCCGTGAACGATAAACACTTTATTGTTATTTATCTTACTATCATTTTTTGGTGTGTTTTCATCATCTTCATCAAGGTCGCTGAGCAATTCCTCAAATGTCGGAATTGTTGCTTTTAATCCATTAGAACACCAAATTCGTTGCTGTTCATCATCAAATAACGCACACTGAAAGCGTGTCTTTTTAAAGTTTGTAACTTCAATGCTGTTTTCGCCAAACTCGTTTGTTAAAAATCTAAGTGCACTTGCGTGCCAAGTTTTAAACTCGGGTAAATCGGCTGTTACTCTTTTATCTAACAGCTCGTTTGCGGTCTGTATTAGTTTCTTTAATTTATCGTAACTATTCATATGTTTAGTTTGCTGACCTCCTGTTTTAAATATTAGCATAGTCCGTTTTATGGGACTTTGCTTTGTACATATATTTTGATACTTGCAAATATCGAACGAATGTTCTATAATAAAAATAGAAAATATTCTGAAAGAAGTTGATATAGTGAATGATTACAAAAAATACATAATCGAATTGATAAATAAAATCGAAGATGAAAAAACATTGAAAAAAATCTATGCAATAATAAATCGAATTTTTGTGAGAGGTGGGTGACCACCTCTTTTATTTTTCTTTCTCAAAGATTTCTTTCAAGAAGTTTTTGAATATCATCTTATCTTCGTGACTTAATTTCAAATATGTTTCAATAATTTGTTTGTCGAGGTCATCAAGGTTAAATTCTTCTGACAATTCATCAAGTATGTAATCCTCATCATCTTCAAACATTTCGCCCTCGCCCTCGGTAAGCCACATAAAGTTTACCCTGTACTCTTTGCAAACCTGTTTGATAAATAATTCTTTGGGTTCAACAAGTTCATTTTCAATGTTTTTAATGACACTTCTCGAAACTCCGACACGCTCTCCAAACTCTGTTTGTGAGAGTTTTTTTATTTTTCGCAGAGTTTTAAAACGCTCGCTTATGCTCATTTTATGTATCACCTCGCTGTAGAATTTTATCTGATGTATTCATTATATACGGTATCCAATGGCTTGTCAAGCCCAAAAAACAAAATATTTTTATTAAAACAGGATTGACAAGCCGTATTTTGAGGTGTATAATGGGTTTACAGACCAATAAGGAGGTGAATTTATGATTTATACGGACAAAGCAATCGAAAAAGAAACCGAGCGGCAGGATGTCAGATGTTTGTACGAAGAACTTCTGAAAAACGCAACAGCTGAGCAGAAAGAAAAAGCTATTATTGCCGCAACGGCATTCTTGCTTGGCTCACAGCAGAAATCAGCTTAGGAGGTGATTTATATGGCTAACACTCATACAGATGAAATTTTTAATGTGTACGGTGCACTTGATAACCTCAACAAACGAATGAAAATCGTTGAGGAAAAAGTGCCTAATTACACGGCGGATATGCTTGAAGTTTATCGAAACCTCGGTGCTCTTACAAAGCGTATTGCAGAACTTGAAAACCTTATAAACAAGGAAACTACCACGCTGAAAAGAGGTGAAAAAGATGAATGAATTAAAAAAAATCCCTACCGCTCAGTTGGTAGAAGAGCTGAGCAATAGGGAAGATGTAGATAGTTATACAACTACCGAATCGTACGGCATATTACACAAAGCAAAGAATGTGGATAAAAGATATCCTGTGGGAACAGTTGTGTTGTTTGTTAATCCACAGGGTAGGTGTTCTGAGTGATGTATTTAATATAGTCTCTGTAAAAATCATCAAAAGCAACAATTGTATTATCATCGGCATTTTTTTCAAGATAATCAAGCATTACAAATTTGCAAACGCTCTCAGGAAAATTATTGTCGGCGATTATGTCATTAGCTGTGTTGTATGTAACATCACTACCGATAACAACTTGTTTGCTTAACCATTTTTTAAAGCTCAGCACAATGCACACCTCACTTTCATTATATAGTGTAATGAATTGCTGTTCATCACTACATATAGTATATCATAGAAAGCTGGTGAAATCAATGCACATCAATGAATTTGCTGAAATCTTGCTTAAAAGCAGGAAACAGAAAAGTCTTTCACAAAGCGAGCTTGCTAAGAAATCGGGCTTTACTAAAAGAGCTATTCAGTATTGGGAAAAAGGCAAAAAGAGCATTTCTCTTGAAAATGCCGACAGGCTCTTAACGGCTTTAGGTGTAGAAATCAAGATAGGTAAAACAGAAAGCAGGTGAGAAAATGGCAAAACTTAAACTTATTGACACAAAGGACAAGTTCCTTCTTGAAATTGACGGAACAGAAATTCCGTATGTTACAAGCTATCAGATAACACGAACGGTCAGCGAGGTTGTATTGCTCAAACTGGCACTCAGCGTAGCTGATGTTGAATCAGTCGAAATCGTTTCAGACAAAATTACCAACGAAAAATAGGAGGTGTACATATGCCGAGAGAAAGACCTATCATCAACTGGGATGAAGTTCCTGTGATAATTGATGTGCCGTATGTGGCACGGTTGCTTGCACTTAATGTTGATTACACAACACGGCTTGCACAAAAGGGCGTTCTCCCTGCCCACAAAATTGGAAAGCTTTGGCGATTTGATAAAGAAGAAATCAGACAATACATAAAGGAGCATTAACAAATGTGGCATTTAAGAAACTACCCGACACGCAGAAAACTGCTCAAAGATGTTAAGGAGTTAAGAGAAGAAAACAAAAATCTCAAAAATGAGTTAAAAAAAGCTCGCCTTGATAAATCCCAAACCGAAGAAAATTACACAAACGCTCGATATGCATTAGGAGGTTATAAGAACGAGAACACTAAACTCTGCGAAAAACTTTCAATGTATGAATCAGCAAAGGCAGAAACATATGGTTTTGAATGTGTGGGGGTGGAGAAATGAGCAATAAAAAAAGTGCCTGTGACACTGCAAATGCCACAAGCACAAAGAACAATAAACCTGATTCAATTATATCCTCTGCAACAGAAAAAATCAAGTTGTGCAACAAAAAAAATCTTAAAGACCATAAATCTAAAGCAATTCTTGAGCCGGTAAAGAAAATGCTCTGCGAATTTTCGGCGCAGAACGAGGAATTTGCAAGAGCCGTTACGGCTGCAAAAAACCTTGAAAACCTGATTGACGAAGTGGGAAAGAAGCTCCCCGCTGCAGTTTCCGACCTTGATGTGTATCAGCAGATTGTCGGTAAGATTTTCCCCGGAGCAAAGGTTACTTTCACAATGCAGATACATATGTCTGAATACGAACTTGAAGAACCTAATGTCGCAGAGCAGAAAACGGATCCGGTAACTCTTGATCTCGGCAATCTTATAGATTGGTAGGTGTCAGCATGATTAAAAATCCTGACAGCCTGCTTAATAAGATTCCTGACCTGACAGATGAACATGAAAAGCAGATAGCAATGTACTTTCCGCAGTATGCTTTCTACGAAAATAAAAGCAAAAGAACCTGCGACTATTTCTGCACAAGCTGTCAAAGCTGGCACATCGGCGAACAGCTCCGACTTTGTCATAATCAGGAATTTGTCTGCGGTCATTGCAAGGAAAGCGTAAAAGCAAAAGCCCTGCACTACGGCAGAAAAAAACTTGAAAGAAGTCGCAAGTTTGGTTTTTGCTTTGCTGTTGACGGCAGGCTGTACATCAGATTTGTAACGGCATATCAGTTATTTTCCGATGATTTGTACAATGAAAATCCTATTGAAATGTTACCGGAATATACTTTTGTGAACGAATACTTATACATATATGAACAGCACGCAATGCAACGGTTCTCTTACGATTACGGTTCGTTTCATCTTATGAAAAGTGATGGAATTATCCCATATACTGCACAAGGTTTGGGCTGGTATTGGGGACCGTCAGAAAAAACCTTGTATTCAGGCTGGGGTTCAACCGTACTTTTAAATCTCGATGTAATAACCGATACGGATCTCAGATATTCGTGTGCGGATGAGCTTTCAAACAGATATACGGTTCAAGGGATTCTCAAATGGCTGAACATATATGTAAGGCACAATAATGCAGAATACCTGATTAAAGGCGGTTTTGAGCATATTGCAGAGCTTTTGATTGACGGCAAACTTTCACTCAATAAAATTCATTGGAAAGAAACCAATCTGCTTAAAATGCTCGGATGTCGTAAGGAGGATATGCACTTTTTTGCAGATTATGATTCAAGTGCAATTGAACTTTACCGCAGTGTGATAAAGGAAGAACCGACCATTCATATGGCAAGCGAGTTTATAAGCAAGCTGTCAAAGCTCGGTACTTATGCTGTAGATGGACTTCACAAAAATAACCTTACATACAGACAGATTCTGAAGTACGGCAAAAACAATCGGAGAGTAATGCTGTGGAAGGATTATCTTGATAATTGCAAAAAACTTCCCGAGGGTATCGAAGAAATAATGCCGGCTCATCTTGAAGAGGCTCACGACAGAACGCTTGAAAAGGTTGCTTTCTATGCAAACAAAGAAGAAACGGAGCAGATTGCAAAAATGGCAAAGACACTTTCTCCGTTGCTGATGAGCACAGACAGCCTTATAATGCTTGCCCCAAAAAGCGGTGAAGAAATAATAGCAGAGGGCAGAATATTACAGCATTGCGTCGGCGGATATGTAAGACGGCACGCAAGAGGTGACACGATAATACTTTTCATTCGTCATAAAGATAAACCGAAAATCCCGTTTTTTACGATTGAAGTAAATCCCGAAACATTGGAAATAATGCAGTGCCACGGTTACAAAAATGAGCGTGACAGCGGATTTAAAAAGCCGGATGAAATCAAGAAATTTGAAAAGCAATACGCTGAATTTTTGGAGGATATAAAAAATGTCAGAAATAACAGTAAGCGAACAGCATAAGCAGGCAATTGAACTGCATCAGAAGATAATTGTCAGCGCAAACCTTGCACAGCAGAACATATGGGATATGTGCAACGGGCTTAAAACAATGCGTGACAACAAGCTGTATAAGGAGCTTGGATATCCGAATTTTGAGGACTACTGCGAGAATGAAGTAGGCATGAAACGCAGTAACGCATATAACTATATTTCTATTGTAGAAAAAATAAATCCTGAAAATGTCCAAACGTTTGGACAAATTAGCAAAAGTAAGTTGATGTTGCTCGCCACCATAAGCGAACCCGAACAGGCTGAAATTGCCGAAAAACTTGACCTTGAAAACACAACGGTCAAGCAGTTAAAGGCAGAGATTGACAGGCTGAAGGACGAAAAACAGGAGGCAACCGACAAGAGCATTGACTATTGCAGACAGCTCAATAACGCTAAGAAAGACGCCGACTATTACAAGCAACAGGCGGACACTTCAAAAGAAAGCTACCGCAATATTGAAAATCAGCTTGCAGAGGAAAAGAACAAAAATTTCAAGCTGACGAATAAAGTTCAGGAGCTTGAAAACCGTCCTATCGAAGTCGCCGTTGCAGAGCCGAGCGACAATGAACGCAGACTTAATGAAACGATTAAGGCTTTGGAAAGGGAGAACATTAAGCATTATGACGAACTCGAAGAAGAGTATCGCAATAACGAAAAAATCGTCAGAAAACAGCTTGAGGATGAAAAACAGGAGGCTCTTCGCAAACAGAAAGAGGAGTATGAAGAAAGGCTGAAAAATGTTCAGACTGCCGACGGTCCATCAGATGACAAGGATGTCTTTAAGGCATACTTTTCAATTGCATATGACAGCTTTGTCCGTATGCTCGATTTCGCCAAGCAGTCACAGGACAAGGAATTTTTCAAAGGCAAGGTTGAACATCTTATCAATGCACTTGCCACACAAAACATAAATCTTTAAGGGGGAACAACAATGAAACTTTATGAGCTTACCGAGATGTACTCGGATTTATTTAATCAGTTTGACGCTATCAACGAATGGGAACCCGATACGAATGCAGACGGAATGCCGATTGATGATGACGGCAACATTATTGCCAATGTGGACGCATACCGCAACAAGATGTTGACAGCATGGTTCGATACTCTCACGGGTATTGAGGGCGAATTTGACGAGAAAGCTGAGAGTATTGCAATCTACTACAAACAGCTTCTTGCCGAGGCTAAAATGCTTAAATCCGAAAAGGCGGCAATTGCAAAAAGACAGTCCCAAAAAGAAAAACAGGCGGAGAGCCTTAAAACCTATCTGTTTAAGTCGATGCAGGCACTCGGCAGACAGAAGATTGATATGCCGAAAGCGGTTATGTCGCTTAAAAAGAATGCTCCGAGCCTTGTTATTGATGATGAAATTTCATTCGTTGAGTGGGCGGAGAAACACAATCTTGACCACCTCTTAAAGTACAATATGCCCGAAGTGAAAAAGAATGATGTCAAGGCTCTCTGCAAAAAGGGCGAAGAAATCCCCTTCGTACATATGGAAGCCAAGCAGTCATTAAGTATTAAGTGAGGTGTTATTTATGGGATTACCTATATTGGTTTTAGGATATTCAGGCAGCGGAAAATCTGCCTCTTTAAGAAATTTCAAAGCAAATGAACTGGCTCTTGTGAATGTAAACGGAAAATCACTTCCGTTCAGAACCAAATTTACTTCTTCAATCAATTCCGACAACTACATAGATATTGAGGACTTTATCAAAAAGCAGAAATGTAAGTCGATTGCAGTTGATGACGCACAGTATCTCATGGCTAACGAGTATATGAGAAGAGCCAAGGAAACAGGCTTTCAGAAGTTTACCGATATCGGTAAAAATTTTTGGGAGCTTGTGAAAGAGGTTGAAACTCTCCCGAATGACACGATTGTTTATTTTCTCAGCCATATTGAAACCGACGAAAACGGCAGACAGAAAGCTAAAACAATCGGCAAGTTGCTTGACGAAAAAATCTCGGTTGAGGGAATGTTTACCACGGTTTTGAAAACTGTTGTCGTTGACGGCAAGTATCTTTTTGCAACACAAACGGACGGTAACGATACCTGTAAAAGTCCGATAGGCTTGTTTGATTCAATGTACATATCAAATGACCTTAAAATTGTTGATGAAGCATTGAGAACATACTATTCAATGCAACCCGAACAGTATTGTGATGAGTGCAAAGCACCGATACTTTCGGACGGCAAACGCACCGTTAAACAGATCATTGACGGCACAACAAAAAATTACGGCAGACAACTCTGTATGCAGTGTGTTGCAAAGCTGATAAAGCAGAAGAAACAGGAAAAGCAGAGAGAGGGTGCAGACAATGCAACTTCGACCGTATCAAAATGACCTTGTTGAACAGGTAAGACAGGCTTGGCGAGATGGTTACAAAGCCCCTTGCATAGTTCTCGGTTGCGGCGGCGGAAAATCCTGCATTGTTGCAGAAATTGCAAGACGAACAACTTGGAACGGGAAACGGGTGCTGTTCCTTGTTCACAGGAGAGAGCTTGTTGACCAAATATTCAGAACCTTTGTCCGCTGGGGTGTGCTTATGGATTTGTGCCAAATCGGTATGGTGCAGACCTTTACACGAAGATTGAAGAAACTGCCAAAACCCGCACTTATCATCACAGACGAAAATCATCATAGCCTTGCACAAAGCTACAAACGCATTTACGAACATTTTTCAGATGTTCCGAGGGTTGGCGTCACCGCAACACCTGTCCGATTAAACGGTGACGGTTTGGGCGATGTCAACGACAAGCTCATAATCGGGGTGAGTACAAAATGGCTCATTGAGCATAACTGCCTTGCCCCGTATGACTACTACGCTCCGAGTGTCGCCGACCTTACGGGTTTACACACCAAAATGGGCGAGTATGTCACCGCCGACATTGAAAAGGCAATGATAAAAAACACGGTATTCGGTGATGTTATCAAATATTACAAACAGCTTGCAGACGGTAAGAAAGCCGTCTGTTACTGTTCTTCGGTAAAGCACAGTCTTGCAACAGCGAAGGCTTTTTGTGACGCAGGCATATCCGCAAGGCATATTGACGGAGCAACTCCAAAGGCACAGAGAGAACAGATTATAGCCGATTTCAGGAACGGCAAAATTACAATCCTCTGCAATGTGGATTTGATTTCAGAAGGCTTTGATGTGCCCGACTGCGAATGTACAATTCTGCTCCGACCTACTCACAGCCTTACGCTTTACATTCAGCAGTCAATGCGATGTATGCGCTATAAGCAAAACAAAAGGGCGGTAATCATTGACCATGTGGGCAACTATGCAAGGCACGGAATGCCTGATGACGACCGAGAATGGACGCTTGAAAAACGCAAAAAGCTGAGTGTTAAAAAAATCGAAAAGGAGCAGGAGGAAAAGGTCAGACAATGTCCCGAATGTTTCTTTACATTTTCAGCACCGCCGGCAGGGCAGAAAGCCGTGTGTCCGCATTGCGGTTATGTTTTCCCGACAGCCGAAAGGACCGTTGAAACCGATACCACCGCAAAGCTCATTAAGGTTGAGGGATTCAAGCTTGATTTCAGCACACCCGATGATTGCCACAGCTATGCGGACTTGCTTGCATACGCAAAAAGCCACGGCTACAAAACAGGCTGGGCATATTTTCAGGCACGAAAGAGAGGTATGATAGCTTGACAGAAGAACACGCAATTCAGAACAAAATCCGTATTGCAATTGCACCGTACTGCGATATTTTCCGTATAAATGTAGGTGCAGGCTTTACAAAGGACGGCAGATATTTCAATACGGGAGTTCCGCCCGGATTTTCAGATTTGTTCGGTGTCAGAAAATCAGACGGAAGAGCGGTTTTTATCGAGGTTAAAACTCCCAAGGGCAGACCTACCGAAAAACAACAGAAATTTATACAGATGATGAAACTCAACGGCGCTGTTGCAGGAGTGTGCAGAAGTGCCGATGAGGCGATAGAGTTAATTACAAAGGAGTAAAATTATGGGATTTAAAGCAAATTGGAGCGAGGCGGCACAGTCTAACTCACTCAAACCCGAGGGCGATTATGAGTGTCTTATCGCTAAGGTTGAGGAGAGAGTAACAAAGAATGGCAAAGAAAATTTGAACATCTCAATGGTAATCAGAAATGATGTTGAGCAGAACTATAAAAACGGATATATATTTGATACATTGTGGAAGAAGAAAGAGCCTACAAACGCAGACTTGCAGGTCAAGGGATACAGCTATGGTCAGATTATGGCACTCGGCAAGGCGGCAGGACTTCCCGATGGCAAGGAGTACGACAGCCTTGAGCAGTTCTGCGGTGAGCTTGTCAATAAGCCGTTGCGTGTAACTATAAAGCACGAAGAATACAACGGAAAAACACAGGAGCGAGTAAGCTGGAGAAATCCTACAAAATATCCGACTGTAAAGCATATTCCAAAGCAGACGACAACCAATACAGCTACAGCCTATGCACAGCCACAGCAGAGTTATGCACCTGCACAGACAGCAAATCAGGGCTTTGTTGATATGCCGATTGACGATGATTTGCCGTTCTGATTTTGAAAAAATTCTTCGGGAATTGCATAAAACAGTGCAATTTTCACCGTGTTTTTCCTTATATATGGAGGTGAAAAAATGGGCTTTACAAATTTAAACCCAAATAAAAATAAATATTTTGCAGTTCCCGAGGAATTGAAAGGTTACAAAAACTGGGTGTGCTGGCAGTCATATCCCGATCCGAAATCGCACAGCGGAATTTCAAAGAAGCCCGTCAATCCAAAGACGGGCGGACTTGCTCAGTCAAACAATCCCGACACTTGGTCGGACTTTGAAACAGCAGTCAGAGAATCTGCCAAATATTCGGGTATAGGCTTTATGTTCTCAAATTCACCGTTTTTCGGTGTTGACCTTGACGATATGCCGAATGACATTCAGGACTACCAAAACGGCGGAGCTGACAACATAATCAGCGAGTTTGTGAACACTCTGCAGAGCTATTCTGAATTTTCGCAGAGCAAGACAGGCGTTCACATAATCTGCAAGGGAACTCTTCCCGAGGGCAGAAGAAAGGCGAAGAATGATTCGGGCGGTTTTGAAATGTACGAAAACGGCAGATTCTTTGTTGTGACAGGTGATTACTGCTCTGCATATGCGTACATAAACGATTGCACCGAAAGCATAAAGCCGTTGCATTCAAAGTATCTCGGCAAGGCAACAGAGCCACAGCCTAAGCTCCGTAACATTGAAGTTAATCTGAACACAGTTGACGATATTGTCAGAGCCGCCTGCCATGCCAAGAACGGCAGTCTTTTCAAGGCTCTGTACAGCGGTGATTTTTCAGCTTACTCGTCACAGAGCGAGGCGGATATGGCTTTTTGCAATATGCTTGCGTTCTGGTGCGGTTGCGATACCGACAAAATGGATTCGATTTTCAGACAATCAGGCTTAATGCGTGACAAGTGGGACAGAAAACAGTCGGGTACAACCTACGGCATTATAACCCTGCAAAAGGCTGTGTCGGGCTGTACGCAGACCTATAACCCAAAACAGCATAACGATTATTCAATTTCAATCGGTGAGGGCAAGGCTGTTCAAGCGGTTGACGAAGAAAAAATGCGTGCCTACACCTTTGACGATATGGGTAATGCCGACAGGTTCGTTGATTTGTTCGGCGATAATGTAAGGTATTGTTACACCGAGAAAAAGTGGTATTACTACAATTCTATGAAGTGGTGTGTTGACAATATCGGGGTAGTTTTGCGAATGGCGGATAAAAGCGTTGAGGCTATGAAAGCCGAAGCAAGGCTGTACTTGCAAGCTGATGAAGAGAACGGCGGAGATATGTCAAAAGCATTTGAAAAGCATATGAAAGCAAGCCGTTCCAACAAATCCAAAAAAGCAATGCTCAACGAGGTTGAACACCATATCCCCGTACTTCCGGCACAAATGGATAAATACCGTATGGCATTAAACACCCCAAGCGGAATAATTAACCTTAAAAACGGCGAAATGAGGGCACATAATCCCGAATATTATTTTACAAAGATTACTTCGGTTGACTGTTCTCAAACAGCAGAGTGCCCCCGTTGGCTTGCATTCCTTGACGATATTTTTGCAGGCGATAAGGAGCTTATTCGCTACATTCAAAAGGCGGTCGGTTACAGTCTGACAGGCTCAACAGCCGAGCAATGCGCATTCTTCCTTTACGGCACGGGACGAAACGGCAAGAGTACATTCATTGATGTTATCCGTGATGTATTCGGCGATTATGCCGCAAACATTCAGCCTGAAACAATTATGGTAAGAAACTCTCAGAGCAGTGCCATAAACAGCGACATTGCACGGTTAAAGGGTGCAAGGCTTGTCACCTCGGTTGAGCCGAACGAGGGCGTGCGAATTAACGAGGGACTTCTCAAACAGCTTACGGGTGACGATACCGTAACGGCAAGAAAGCTGTACAGCGAGGAATTTGAGTTCAAGCCCGAGTTCAAACTGTGGATGGCGACAAACCATAAACCGATTATCAGAGGTACTGACACGGGCATATGGCGAAGAATACATATGATACCGTTCAATGTTCAGATTCCCGAGGATAAGGTTGATAAGAACCTTACGCATAAGCTCAAAGCCGAAATGACCGCAATTTTCAAATGGTGTATCGACGGCTGTATTCTTTGGCAGAGAGAGGGTTTGAAAATGCCGTCTGCCGTTCTTAAAAGCGTGAGAGAGTACAAGCGTGAAATGGATGTCATTTCCGCCTTTATCGAGGACAGATGTGTGTTAGAGGGTTCGGTTCAGGCAAGCACGCTCTATGCTGCCTATGCAAGCTGGGCAGGAGATAACAACGAATATTGTATGTCAAATACCAAATTCAGCACCGAGCTTGCCAAACGATTTGAAAAGGTAAGAGGCAAAAACTATAACTTTTTCAACGGCATTTCACTTTTTAAAGATTGTTAAGGTGGAGGGTGGTGGAGGGTTTGACGGTTTTTCTAACCTTTCGTATAAGAAAAATAAACTAATATTATATATAGAAAGGGTTCTTTAAAATAGCCCCAAACCCTCCACTACCCTCCGAAAGAGGTAATATGAAAAAATATGATTTTAAAAATCCAGAGGTGTTTGAACAGCTTGAGGATAAAGCAATTGACGGTCAGCTTGATTACTCAGCCTTTCCTCCGCCCGAATATAAATACTTTTCAAGGCTTGCAAAAGTCGGCTACAACAACCGTCATAAAGGCTGGGACATAAACATCTGCCTTGAATGGCAGGACAAGCTCAGAACGGAGTATAAGCGTGATAGGGACAACGCAGACGAATACCGTATGCTCTCACAAAGAATTATGGATAATGTAAAGAAAAGCGCCGACTTCGTCCGTAAGATGTATCAGTCCCAAACCAACGAGCAAACCGTAATCAATGCCCTCCAAGCCTTAGAATGCCTAACCAATGAAAACGGCTTAACCAAAAGAATAACCGAAAAATTAAAGGAGAATGAAGATAATGATTGATTGCTCAAAAACAGAGAATTATTTCGCTGAAAAACGAAGAATGACGAAAAGAGCAAAGAATGGGCTATGTAAACTTGGCTGCTCTAACTGTCCTTTATGTAGCATAAATAACAATAAAGGGCAATCATGTACAGCTTTTGAAATGCTTAACCCTGAAAAAGCAATCGAAATCGTTCAGCGGTGGTCGGACGAACACCCACAAAAAACTTATTTGAGTGAGCTTTTAAAAAATCATCCGAATGTTCTGCTCAATGATGACGGAACACCCGCTTTTTGTCCTTATAGATTAGGACTTATGGGTGCAGATGATTGCAGAAAAGACGGTAACTGTGTAAAGTGCTGGAATCAGCCTATCGAGGACGGTGAAGAGCGATGAGAGTCTATCAGTGTGATTGTTGTAACAAAGTTATCTCAGATCCGTACACAGTTAAAATGAAGGAATTCTATGTAGGGATGATGGATACTGACTGTAGTAGTGGCATTGTGATTCCTATTGAAAGAAAGAGAAAAATTAAAATCCAGATATGTAATGATTGTTACAAAGGCTTACATCTTATTGCTGAAAGAAAGGAGCGTGAAAACAATGATTGAAAAAGAATTAAAAATCCGTGAGGTATCCGGTGATTATGCTTTGGATATACCGTTCGCAGACGGTAGTGTAAACACGATATACTTTAATTCAAAACGAAATGTCGAAACAGTTAAGCATATTATCGAAGTTGACGGAAGTAAACCCAACGAAGCAACTATACATAATATGCAAGGAGTTAAACATGGAAAGTGGATATCAACTGGAAATGCTTTAGGGTACACTGAATATCATTGCTCAGAATGTAATAATTATGTATTCTTAGATTCCAAGGATAGCGATTTATATCCATATTGTCCCTATTGCGGTGCAAAAATGAAACAGGAGCGTGATACGGATTGACGGTTAAAGATTATTTATATTCGGTCAGGGTTTCGGATAAGCTGATCAGAACGAAAGAACACGAGCTGTCAAAACTTAGGCTGAATATTGCACAGGTATCAGTTAAGCAGAATGAGCCTGTTAAGACATCGGGAGTGAATGACCCTATGCGGATTGTTGACAGGATTGCAGACCTTCAGGCTGAAATCAATCGGGAAATTGACAATCTTGTGCGGTTGAAAACTGAAATCCGCAGTAAAATCAACGCACTTGACGATTACCGTTACATTGCAATTTTGACCGAGTATTACATAAATTGTCAGAGGTGGGAGGATATTGCCGAGAGTATGGAAATGAGCGTAAGGCATACCCTGAGATTGCACGGCGAAGCGTTACAGGCGTTCCGAAAAAAGTTCGATTTCTCGTAAAATTATTTTGAAATGTCATTGAATGTCACCCTTACCCTGCGTATAATGGTATTATGAAAGTTTGACAAACAGGACATATGTAGAACTCTCCTAAGATAAAAATTCGCACAGACCGCTCTCAAACGAGAGCGGTTTTGTGTTAGCGTGAAAGGCGGTGTTGTATTATGGCTATGCTAACAGCTAAGCAACAAAGATTTTGCGATGAATATTTAGTTGACCTTAATGCAACACAAGCTGCAATAAGGGCAGGATATTCAAAAAAGAACGCAAATAATATAGCAAGTGAAAACTTGGCAAAACCCAACATAAGGGAGTATATAGACAAAAGATTATCTGAAAAAGAATCAAAACTAATTGCTCAGCAAGATGAGGTTCTGAAATACCTTACTGCAGTTATGAGACGTGAAAAGAAAGAAAGCGTTGTTGTAACAGTCAGTCAGGAAGAGTCAACATACAAACCTGATGAAAATGGTACAATGCGAAAACATACAATTAAAAGCGAAGTGCCGGAGATAGTAACGATACCAACAAGAATATCCGACGCAAACAAAGCGGCCGAGTTGTTAGGTAAAGTATATAGCCTTTTCAAGGATAAACTTAATGTTGACGCAAAGGTTGAGCAGTCCGAAAAGCTATCCGATGTGTTCAGACAGTTGGGTGGTGAGGGACTGAGTGAGTAACAAATTCCCGTTGTCACAAAAGTATATCGACTTTATCAACACAACAAATGTGTCGGCTGAATTTCTTGAAGGAACTACAGCGTCCGGCAAAACTACCGTCGGAGCAGGCGTTAAGTTTATGCGAATGGTGTCGCAGTCGCCGAAGAAGCTTCACGCAATTGCCGCCAAAACTACGGGCAAGGCTGAGGAAACTATAATTCAACAGGACAACGGTATTCTCGACTTGCACCGCAACGCTGTCTATTGTGGTAACGGCGACAAGGATTACAAGCTGCCGCATATCAAGTTTGAGGACAAAATTATCTATATTCTCGGTTACAGCAGTCGGGATAAGTGGGAAATGGTTCTCGGTGCGCAGTTTGGGTGCGTTTATATTGACGAAATCAACACCGCCGATATCGAGTTTATCCGAGAGATGTCAACCCGTAATGACTATATTCTTGCAACGCTGAATCCCGATGATCCGAGCCTGCCTGTGTATAAGGAGTTTGTCAACCGCTCCCGTCCTTTTAAAAAATATGAAAACGATGTTCCTCCCGAGATTACGGCGGAGCTTACCGAAGAACCTGTACCGAATTGGCGGTATTGGTTCTTTTCTTTTGCCGACAATTTAAGTCTTACGCCCGAACAGATTGAAAAGAAAAAGAACTCTGCACCGAAAGGTACAAAGCTCTATAAAAATAAAATCTTAGGTTTGCGAGGCAGAGCAACAGGTCTTGTGTTCCCGAATTTTGAGAGGGCAAGACATATCAAATCAAAAGACTGGGCAGGAAAGTTTTTGAACTGTAACCGCAAGTCGGAACACTTTGTTCAGTTCACCGCAGGTCTTGATACCGCCTATTCGCAGAAGTCGCCTGACACTATCGCAATGACATTTTACGGCATTACCAATCACGGCAAGTGTGTTCAGCTTGATGAAAGAGTTTATAACAACGCTGAAATGCAAACACCTATTGCCCCGAGTGACACGGTGAAGAATTTTATTGATTTTCTTGACCGCAACCGTGATGAATGGGGCTTTGCACGCACGGCTTTTATTGACAGCGCCGACCAAGCGACTATTACCGAATTTCAAAAGTATAAGCGACAGCACGGCTGTGTCTATGACTTTGCAAATGCATGGAAGAAAACGAAGATTATTGACCGAATCAATCTTGTACTCGGCTGGCTTGCCAACGACTGTTATTTTGTGCTTGAACATTGTAAAAACACGATTGCCGAGTTTGAAATTTACAGCTGGCGAGAGGATAAAGACAACACACCCGAGGACGGTCACGACCATTGCATTAACAGCGGTCAATATGCGTGGCTGCCGTTTAAAAATATTATTGGAAGTGAAATAAATGGGGCTGATTAACAGAATGGCTGAATCTATCAGATCGGGAATTAAAAACTTTTTGCAGATTACTCCTGCAAGCGACAAAACAATTACCGTTACCGAAACAAGCAATCATCTGACCGAGTGCTTTATCAATCGCATTTGGTATTGGGGCAACAGCAGACAGCTTGCGGAGCTGTACAAGCAGATTGATACAAACAAAACTATGTTTTGGGCGGCAAAAAGCACAAAGGGGCTTGAAATCCGTAAAATACACACGGGCTTGCCGGCACTCATCTGCGAAACGCTTGTGAATATCGTAATTGCCGACTACAACGGCACAGATGTTACAAGTAAAAATTCAACCGCTTATGCAGAGCGTTGGGAAGATATTGAAAAGCAGAACAAGCTGTCTGACACGGTTAAGCAAATGCTCCGTGACCTATGTGTTGTTGGTGACGGTGCTTTTAAGGTCAGCTTTGACACGGCTGTATCAGATGTTCCGATTGTTGAATGGTATCCTGCCGAAAACATCGACTTTACATATGTGCGTGGCAGAATCCGAGAGGTTAAGTTTTACACCGATTACACGCAAAAACACCGCCGTTATCGTTTTGAAGAAACATACGGTTACGGCTATATTCACTATGCTTTGTACGATGACAACGGCAAAGAGATTGACCTGCACACGGTTGACGCTCTTTCGTGGATTGATTCAAAGGGTGTTACATTTGACGAATCATATATGTGGGCTGTACCTGTCCTTTACGGCAAATCGTGCCACAAGGGCAGAGGTGCGGGCATTATTGGCATAAAAACAGACGCTTTCGACAGCCTTGATGAAGTGTGGTCACAGTGGATGGACGCACTCAGAGCCTGCCGAACAAAGCAGTATGTGCCTGATTGCCTTGTTCCGAGAAATCCCGAAACCTGTCAGCCGATATCGCCAAATCCGTTTGACAACCGATTTATCACCGTGGGCAACGATATGTCTGAAAACGGCAACGGCAACAGAATTTACACCGAAAGTCCGCAGATTCAGCACGAAAGCTATTTGAGTTCATACATTACTGCCCTCGACCTCTGCTTACAGGGCATTATATCGCCGTCAACTCTCGGCATTGACACGAAGAAGCTTGATAATGCAGACGCTCAGCGTGAAAAGGAAAAGACAACCCTTTACACAAGGCAGAACCTTGTGAAAATTACGCAGAACGCACTTCAAAGCCTTGTTGTAGTTGTACTCAATGCAGACGGTGAACTTAACGGCAAGGGTATTGTTGAGGGCTTGGAAGTATCCGTAAACTTCGGCGAATATGCAAATCCGAGCTTTGAAAGTCAGGTTGAAACCGTGTCAAAAGCAAGACAGGGCGGTTTGATGTCAGTTGAAACCTCGGTTGACGAGCTTTACGGCGACAGCAAGTCGGAGGATTGGAAAGCCGAAGAGGTGCAGAGAATTAAGGAAGAACAGGGCATTGCAGGCGAAGAAGAAAAATCGGAGCTTGACGATGTGGACCTTACCGACACAGAAGAACCTAACAATAACGCAGATGATGAAGAAAATGCGGAAAATAATGCAGAAAAAGCCGAAAGCAATCCCGAACAGAACGATACACAGGTAAACAATGAGTGATTACAATATCAGAGAAGTCTTTGAAAAAATCGAAGATGAACTGATTGACAGCATGATGAGAAATTTCAGCCGTCACAGAGCCGAAGAAACCAAAGAGGGTTACAACTGGACACAATGGCAGGCTGAACAGCTCAAAAGTCTTGAAGAGTACCGTAAGCACAACGCAAAGAAATTCGGCAAGCGTTTCAAAACCATTAACGGCAAGGTTGAAGAGATTATTCGCACCGCCAAAGCTGACGGAAATGCAAGTCAGGAGGCAGAAATTCTTGAAGCTGTCAAGGACGGTTTCAAAGCCCCGAAAAAGCCGTCAGCACACAGCACAGCCGAGTTTTTTAAGGTGAATGACCGTAAACTTGACGCACTCATAAAATCGACCACAGACGATTTAAAGAGGGCAGAAACGGCGGTTTTGCGTATGAGCAACGACAAGTACCGCAAGGCGATTTTTAACGCACAGGTTGCAATGAACACGGGTGCGGTTACATACGAAAAAGCCGTTGATATAGCCTGCAAAGATATGCTCAACGCAGGTCTTAATTGTGTGGAATACAAGAACGGTGCAAGGCATACGCTCTCGGATTATGCGGATATGGCGGTTAAAACAGCCAACAAAAGAGCCTATCTGCGTGGTGAGGGCGAAAAGCGAGCCGAATGGGGAGTATCCCTCGTTGTTGTGAACTCAAGACAGGGCGGCTGCCCCGATTGTGCAAAATATATCGGTAAGGTGTTTATTGACGATGTGTATTCAAACGGCAAAAAGTCAGACGGAAACTATCCGCTTCTCTCAACCGCAATCAAGAACGGTTTGTTTCATCCGAGATGTAAGGACAGCACAAGTACATATTATCCCGAACTTGATGATTTGGACGCACCGTTGTCTGAAGATGAAATCAAAGAGCTTGACCGTCAGCGAGGAATTGAGGAAAAACAGCAGTATGCACAGCGACAGGCAGAACGCTTTGACCGCCGTGCCGAATACAGCCTTGATGAGGACAATAAACGCATTGCCCAAACCCGAGCCGATGAGTGGCACGATAGGGCGAATACGCTTGAAGAAAAGACAAAGCAATTCTCACTAAACACCAATGAACAGAAATATTACAGACCTGTTTTTAAGGAAGATATATCAAAAACTTTTGAACGCAAAATTGAGGGCGAAACAATTACAATTGATACCCACAAGGCAAATACATTGTGTGATAATGTTTATATTTCAGATAAGGTAAAGCTAAAACGAAAAGAACTTCATGATTTTGATATGCAAGTGAGAAAAGCATTTGATATGCTCGGAGAGGTTGAAACAAGCGGAAAGCCTGAAATTTGTATTGTCACTCCCGAAGAAATGCGAGTAAATGCTATTGCTTCATATATGCCAATGCAGAATGTTCTAAATGTCAATTCAGCATACTTTTCAACAAGTGATTTGTCAGATTTACAAGAAAACTTGGCTTGTCCGCAAGACGGATTGAGTACAATTCTTCACGAACTGATTCATTGGCAAGACGCTAAAAATTACAGAGCAAAATTCGGAGGTATTAACGATTATTTTGAATATTGCGATTACCTTAATAAAATTTATGCTCCAAAGGTTGAAAAATTGATAAATAACGGTTATAATATAGAGGATATAAGTGAGTATGCTTTTGAATGCTTAAAAGATAAAGCTATGGATGAAGTGTATAACGAGTACAGAGTTAGCAAACTTTTAGGGTGATGATGGTATGAGATTGATACAAACTGAAGAACAAAAATCTCTATGGAATGCGTTTAAGCCGTACCTTGTAACAAATGGTTTAAATGTCACTTTGCGTGAAGATGCTCCACAAGAAGCTAAAGATGCTGAAGCACTTTACAGTAAGCTTAGAGAGAAACAAAAAATGCAATATCTAAAAGATAGTGGCATAATCTAACCGCTCCGTAAAAAGGGCGGTTTTGTTGTTTAACTTGCCGAGAATATGTTCAGAACAAGAAAAACGGCTTGTTCACGGCATTGCTTAACTTGCCTGTAACTTGCCGTAACAGAACTAAATACATCAAATCAGCACTTTGAGAAATCAGAGTGCTTTTTTATTGCATTTAAACCGGTCGAAATCGACCAGTTTAAAATATTGAAAAGGTGGTGACAGAATGAAAATCAGAGTAACAACAGCATTTAACGACAGGCAGAACGGTTATGTAACCCGACCTGTGAATGAAGTTTTTGAATGCTCAGAGCAGAGAGCAAAGGAACTCATTGACGGCGGTTTTGCAGAAGAGGTCAAGTCTGACGCTCCCAAAAAGCCGAGAACCAAAGCAGTTAAAACAGAAAAAACAGAAAAAGCGGATTAAGCACTTTACGAATATGTAAGGTGCTTTTTTATTGTCCGAAGACATTAAACTACGGGAGACACCGTGCAAAACTGAAACAGAGAGACACTCTATAAACTGATTACGGGAGACACCCGAAAAACTGAAAGGATATGAAAAAAATGGCAGAACCAAATCCAACACCAACCCCCAATGAACCGACACCTGCACCGCAGGGAACTCCACAGGGAAACGCTCCTGCCTTTGATTATGACAAGCTCGCAAGCCTTATTACAGGCAAACAGAGCGTGACAGAGGACACCGTTTTGAAGTCTTATTTTAAGGAGCAGGGATTGTCAGCCGATGAGATGAAAGAGGCTATCGGTGCTTTTAAAAAGCAGAAAGCCGAGAACACTCCCGACTTTGCAAAAATGCAGTCGGAAGTTGAATCTGCAAACAACGCAAAGCTCACGGCAGAAGTCAACCAATCGGCAACCCTCGAAGCCGTAAAACAGGGCGTTGACATTGCAACCGTTCCGTATGTGCTTAAAATTGCAGACTTTTCAAAGGCTGTGACAGACGGCAAGGTCAATGCGGAAAAGCTGACAGAGGCTGTTAAAAAGGTGCTTGACGATATTCCCGCACTCAAGGGCAAACCTGCCGAGAACGGCACAGGAGTTAAGAAAATCGGCGGTGACGGCAACGGTACATCGGACGGTACAAAACCAAAGGCAAATGTTCCTACCAAAAAATGGAACAGATTTAATATTTAACCAAAGAAAGGATTGAAAAAATCATGGCAAACACAAATAACTATGCCGAGCAGTTCAGCCCTGACCTGCTTGAAATTCTCGTTCAGGGCACACTTACATCACCATTCATCACTTCAAATGTAAAGTGGGTTGGCGCAAGAACTTTCCACTTCACACAGATGAGCACATCAGGCTTTAAGAACCACAATCGCAACGGCGGTTGGAACAAGGGCAAGTATGTTCAGACCGATGTTCCGTTCACCTGCGAACACGACCGTGATATTGAGTTTCTCGTTGACAAGGCAGATGTTGACGAAACTAACGCAACCGCAAAGGTTGAGAATATTTCAAAGGTGTTTGAGCAGACACAGGTTGCTCCCGAAACAGACGCACTTTTCTTCTCAAAGGTTGCAACAAAGGCTCAGGCAACAGACGGATATCATTCATCAACAAAGACATCGGAGTGGACTAAGGAGAACGCTTATTCAAAGCTCAAAACAATTCTCTCTGCCGGCAAGCTCCGCAGATACAAGGCAAGAGGCACACTTGTTGCCTATGTGACATCTCACATTATGGACTGCCTTGAACAGTCAACAGAGTTCACTCGCAAGATTGAGCTTACACAGATTGCAGAGGGCGGTATCGGCATTGAAACAAGAGTGACCGAGATTGACGGTTGCCCTATCATCGAGGTTATTGACGATGAGCGTTTCTACGATAACTTCAACTTTAACCCCGATGACGGCGGTTTTGAGCCTGCAACAGGCGCTCACAAAATCAATGTTCTTGTTGCCTGCGGTGAAACCTGCAAGACTGTTCCGAAGATTTCAAGCATTTATTTCTTTGCTCCCGGCTCACACACAGAGGGTGACGGCTGGCTCTATCAGAACCGTTCGCTTTCCGACACATTCGTGTTCCCGAATGGCAAGGACGGCAAAATTGACAGCATTTATGCCGATGTTGACACAACGGCGGTTGCGTAATGTATGCCGATTACATTGAACATCAGGGTGGAGATGAAAACAGTATTATCTCTGCCGAACACATTGATGTTCTGACTTTTAACCGCATTGATTTTGAAAAACTTTCGGAAATGCAGAAGAGAATCATCGGCAGAGTGCATAGCAGACTTACTGCTTTTGAAGAAGAAAATGCCGATATGATTTCTTCCTATCTGAAAAGCTATTCAATCAACGGTACATCAATGGAATTTGGCGCAAGCTGGAATTTAATGTGTATCAGCGGAGTGGCAATTCCTGCCGACCTCTATGCGTTGCTAAAATCAACAGGACTTTGTTATCCTGCAATCTGAAAGGTGCGTGAAAACCGTGAAATTTCCGTCACTTGTAAAAAAGCAGTTTTGCAAAACTCCTGTCGAGGTCACAATCTACGGTGAGGGAATAACCGAGGACGGCTCTCCTGTTATCGCATTTGAGTGCAAAAACCTGTATCCCTCCGAAAATCTTTATCCGTCAAATATATTATGCGGAGGCAACGCTGTGTGCAATGTGCAGTCAAAGGCAAAGACGGTCTATACCAAAGAGCAGAAAATTGTTCGGGTGTCGGCTGTCTTGCTTTTTGACGGCGATATTGCCCCCGACAGCCCCACTTTAAGCGGTGGTTTTGTAATCCTTGACGGCGTAAAACGAAACATCGTACAGGGTACAAAACACCGCAACCCCGACGGCACAGTTAATTTTACGGAATTGGATGTGATTTAATGGGATTTTCGGTATCATCAAAAATCAAACTCAATATGCCTGTTGTAAAACAGCTTGACAAGGCAAAGCAACAGGCTCTTGAACAGACAGGTGACGCACTTCTTAAACAGGTGAAAAACACGCAGGTAATGCCGTTTGATACGGGTAATCTTCAGAACGAAAACACCTTTGAAGATTGTGCGCAGAGTTGGAACGGCACGGTTAAAATAGTGTCAAGCACTCCGTATGCAAGGCGGTTGTATTTTCATCCCGAGTATAATTTCAGCCGTAAGGAAAACATTGCCGCCGGCGGTAAATGGTTCTCACCGTGGCTTGAGGGCGGTACACGGCAGAATTTTTGCAGTCGGGCATTTGTGAGATTATACAGAAAGGAAGCAGGACTTTGATTTACTTATCGGACATCAGAGATTGGCTCAAAAGCGTTACCTCAGCCGAGCATTATTACATCGGCAAGCTTGACAACAAGCAGGACAGGTCAATCGGTGTGTATTCATTAAAGCAGTCGGGAACACCCACAAGGGCAATCGGCGGTGAAAGTACCTACGATACAATAAGCGTGTCTTTGCTTATCCATTACACCGACAACGCAAGAGAAACCGAGGAGTTTGCACGCAGACTTTACGAAACGCTTTACGGCATTAAAAATGTTGAAATTAAGGAACACAAAATCTATATAATCGAACTGCTCACGGAAGAACCCGTTGATGTGGGAACAGACGACAAGGGTGTGTATGAGCAGGTCATTGAAGTTAAATTTTATTACGAAAGGAAGTAATTTTATGGCAAAAGTTGAATCGGGAGTATTCCCATGCTATGAAAATCAGTTTGCGGTTGGCAAGGCAGGAACAGAATCCGCCACGACAAATATTGCTAACTGCGAAGAATTTTCCGTTGCATTTGACAACGGTGTCGAGGAATGGACAGCCTTTGAAAACGAGGGCTGGAAGTCAAGGCTTATGACAGCAAAGTCAATCACAATTTCGGTAAAGGGCAAGCGTACAATCGGTGACGCAGGCAATGACCAGATTGCCGCCCTTGCATTTGAAAACGGCAGAAAGGCAGAAGTTTCGTTTATGTGGACCTTCCCCAACGGTGCAACCGTCCTCTTTAAAAATGCAGTTGTATCCGTTACATCAAACGGTGCAGGCGCAAGTACGGGTGTTGCTCCGCTTGAATTTGAAGTTATGTCAAACGGCAAACCTGTATATACAGCAGCCGCTTAAAAAACGAAAGGAATGAACGATTATGTCAAAGTTAATTGATATTACAGACAAGCTTAATTTTGAGGAAAAGCCGAGTGTCAGAGTTAAAAATGTTGACCTTGCAATCAACAATGACGCAGTTTCAATGCTCAAAGTTGCGGCACTTTTTGAGGACGGCAACGGTAAAAGTAAAGATGTTATCGAAATGTATCATCTTCTTTTTGATGAATCCGAGAGAGAAAAGATTGAAAAGTTAAAGCTGAATATGCACGATTTCAACGCCCTTATCAGCGAATCTGCCAAAATTGCAACAGGCGATTTGACTGACGAGGGGGAAGCTCAGACCCCGGCTACGACCTGATTGATGACTTTGATTTAATCGTGTCGAGCTTTCGCTCGGAGTACGGGGTCAGCATTTATTCAAAGGACTTTGCTAAAATGAGTTGGAATGAGTTCTGCTCACTTCTGCAAGGCTTAGGACCCGAAACACCGCTTGCAAGAACGGTTCAAATTCGCCTTGAAACCGACAAAGAAGTCTTGAAAAACTTTACTTCGTCACAGCATAAAATCCGCAACAAATGGCGGTCAAGGAATGTAAAGCACTATTCAGACGAAGATATGAACACCGTTCTTGCAGAATTTCAAAACTTCTTCGCTAATCTGTAAATTTGTACATAATTTTCGCTGTATCTACAAAATTCTTGACAATGTTAATATATAGTGATAAAATGTAACATACACTAACAAATTTATTAAGGAGAGTGTATGTTTATGAAATGTCCACATTGCGGAAACGAATTAAAGGACGATGCAAAATTTTGCGACAAGTGCGGTGCAGGATTTGGCGGAAACGATTCAACCTCGGCAACCGTAAATCCTGCAAATGCAAAGAAGAAAATTTACAAGCGTTGGTATTTTTGGGTTATTATCGTTGTTGCTATTATGATTGTTGGCGGTGTAAACGGTGCAATTAACGGTAACAGCGGTTCAAACAAATCAAAGCAGGAAACTACTGTTGCAAATCAGAGTTCAGAAAAAGCAACTGAAAAAGCGACAGAAGCACCGACCACAAAAGAAGTTGCAACAGAAAAGCCTACTAAAGACCCGAAGAAGGTTGAAAAAGAATTTAAAGACGGTTGCAAAACAGTCGACTTTAAAACTCTTTCAAGAAACCCTGACAAGTACAAAGGTAATGACTACAAGTTTGAAGGTCAGATTATTCAGGTTCAGGAAGGCTGGGGCGATTCGGTTGACCTGAGAATCAATATAACCAAAGAAGAAAATGAGTATCTTGATGAACCATTGTGGACTGATACAATCTACGCAACTGTAGAAATTCCTGACGGTGCGGACAAACTCCTTGAAGATGATGTAATCACATTCTGGGGAACTTGTGACGGCGACTATACATATGAAACCGTAATGGGCAACAATGTGTCACTTCCGAAAATCGACATCAAATACTACGAACTCAACAACTAAAACAAAAAGCCACTCCAAATGGGGTGGCTGTTCTTTTGCAAAATTTTTAAGCGTACATCATAGCGGTGTGCGCTGTTTTTATGCCTGTTTTAAAAAATCTAAAATGAAAGGAAGTGGTGAATATGGCGACAAAGGCGGGTGAAATTGAGCTTGATGTCAGGCTTACGGGTGATGATATTTCCAAAACATTGCATAAGATTTCCGATTCAATTACAAAAAAGTTTGATTCGGCGTTTTCAAGTCTTTCAAAAGATTTTGAAAATGTAAGCACTGATATGAAACAGTCCTTTTCAAAGGTTGCAGAGGGTGTTTCTCAGAAAACCGATAAAGAGTTTTCAAATATCAAAAGTAGCGGTGAGCAATTAAGCAATTCGGTTTCATCTTCGTTTAAGAAAATAGGAATGGCTGTGGTTGCCGCTTTTTCTGTTGCAAAAATCAAGGAGTTCGGTCAGCAGTGCATTGAATCGGCTGCGGAAGTCAATGCGGCAAATTCACAGTTTGAGCAGACTTTCGGCACAATGCAGTCGCAGGCAGAATCAGCCATTCAGAGCGTTGCCAATCAGAGCGGTATTCTTGAAACCCGATTACAGGGTGTCGGCACAAGCATTTATGCCTTTGCAAAAACTACGGGTATGGACAGTTCAAGTGCTTTGGGTATGATGCAGGAGGCTTTGCAGGTAACAGCCGACAGTGCCGCATATTATGACCGTTCGCTTGAAGACACCGCAGAAAGCCTGAAATCGTTTCTCAAAGGCAACTTTGAAAATGATGCCGCACTCGGTTTGTCCTGTACTGAAACCACACGAAATGCGGCGGCTAATAAGCTGTATGGCAAGTCATTTATGGATTTGTCGGAATCGCAGAAACAGCTCACGCTTTTGCAAATGGTCAAGGACGCCAATCAGCTTTCGGGTGCTATGGGACAGGCAAGCCGTGAAGCAGACGGTTGGGAGAATGTAACGGGCAACCTCAGAGAAAGTTGGAAACAGCTCCTTGCCGTAGTCGGTCAGCCTATTCTTCAGGTGGCAACTCAGGTTGTAAAGCGGTTGAGTTCCGCACTTGCGACTTTAACGGAATATGCCAAAGGTGCGGTTGAATCGCTTTCAAAGGTCTTCGGCTGGGATACAGGCAACAACACCGCAAGCAATATCAAATCTGCGTCCGATTCTGCCAAAAGCCTTACGGATACGGCAGATGACAGTTCAAAGTCACTTGATAATGTTCAGAAAAGTTCCGAAAAAGCAAAGAGAAGTGTTGCGGGCTTTGATAAGCTGAATGTGCTTTCAAGCTCTGACAGCTCATCTTCAAAGTCAGATACATCTTCATCAAAAAGCTCATCGGGCGGTTCATCGGGCGGAGCTGTTGCAAAGAATGTTGTCAAGGACACAAGCAAAAACCTTTCGGAGGCATTCAAAAATCTATACGAAAAAAGCGGATTCAAAGGCTTTGTCGAGAATGTACAGAAAGGTATTAACAAGGTTGACTGGTCAGCTATAGGCAAGAACTGCAAGACCGTTTTTGATAATGCTGTTCCCATAGTTCAAAAGGCATTCGGCACAATGCAAAAGGTCGGTTCTGCAAAACTCGGGGCAATCGGCTCTGCATTCGGAGCGGTTGCGACAATCGGCGGAAAGTCGTTTCAGACCATTTCAGGCGGTGTTGCTAAGTGGATTTCAAAAGACAGGGAAAAGATTATCGGCTTTATCGACACCATAGGCAACAATCTTACAAACGGCTATAACAACCTTTCAATCTTTTTTGATAATTTCGGTACACTTGCAGGCAATGCAATTGACAATGTTCGCCCTCAAATGGAAGAATCAATTTCCAATCTTTTAAGCAGTCTTACAACCTTTGCGGGCTCAGTCGGCGAAGTCGTTTCGGGTGCGTTTTCAACTGCAACCGAAAGCCTTGTTGAATGGACTGAAAATGACGGTGCAACAATCACAGAATTTCTTGAAAATTTACAATTGCAGTTTGCAGATGTGTTTGACTTTATCGGTCAGATTTTCGGAAATATCGGAACAATTATCAGCGAATGGTGGAACGGCAACGGACAGCAGATTTTTCAGAATGTCTGCAATATGTTTACCAATATCGGCACAACCCTGATGAATGTTTACAATCAATGGATTAAGCCTGCGTGGGATTTTATCGTAGCAATAGTAAAGTCAGCTTGGGAAAACTGGCTGAAGCCTGTTTTTGAGGGTGCAATAAACTTCTTCGGCAAGGTTGCAGACTGTGTTTCAACCGTGTGGAATAACTTCCTGTCACCGTTTGTAAACTGGCTTGTCAGCTTTTGGGGACCTATATTTCAGAATGTTTTCAATGCCGTAAAAAGAGTGTTTGATAATGTGTTTACATTTATCGGTGGGTTGGTTACCTCTATACAGAAAACATTCGGCGGTCTAATTGACTTCATTACAGGCGTTTTCTCAGGCGATTGGAACAAAGCATGGCAGGGTATCTATGACTTCTTCAAAGGCATTTGGGACGGCATTTGCGCCGTGTTTAAGTTCATTATAAACGCAATCATTGACGGCATAAATGCGTTGTGGACAGGTATTTATAACTTTGTTTCTGGCGTTGTTAATTCAATCGGCGGAATAGCCGGTATTATCGGAGCGGCTTTTGGACAGGATTGGAGTTTTTCAATGCCTGAAAATCCGCCTCTCATTCCGAGATTTGAAGAACCCACGGAATCACCGGCACGAAAATTTGCAAAAGGCGGTATTGTTAAAGCTCCGACACTTGCGGTTGTCGGCGATAACGCAGGTGCTAACAGCGGTAACCCTGAGGTTATTTCTCCTCTTAACAAGTTACAGGGTATGCTCGACAATTCGGGCGGTCAGGATACAGTGATTCTCACACAAATTCTTGACCTGCTTAAACGCATTTATGAAATGTTCATTATCTTTCGCAATAACGGTGGCAACACTTATTCGTTTACTGCCGAGCTTGAGGGTTCAACGCTTTTTGAAGAAATGATAAGACAGGATGAGCTTTACAGACGCAGACACAACGGTAAATCCGCATTTGCATAAAGGGGGGGATGATATGTCAAATTATAACGGCTATTTGCTTAAATTCGGTAACAACATAATGCCGAATAAGTACATTACCGCATTTTCATCAACTCCGAATCAGCGACTTGAAACTTCTGCGGAACGAGATCAGAACGGTACGCTTCAAACGGCAACGCTGCCAAATTAAAAAACAAAAATTTCGTTTTCAACTCACATTCTTCATCTTGACGAAAAGATTGATTTTCAGTCGATTATCAACCTCTCAATGGCGAATAAGTTACAGAGAAAGTGCAGGGTAACTTATTGGAACGATGAAACGAACAGCTATTACACCTCTTATTTTTATATTCCTGATATTGAATATACCGTAATGAATGCCGAAAAAAGTGATATAACCTATCAGCCGATTACGGTTGAGCTGATTGAGTATTAAGGGGTGATTCTTAAAAATGCTTGTATCTAAAGAAATTGCTGATAAGCTGAAAACAAACACACTTTACAACACCGTTGCCCTGCATTTCCCCGACGGCAGTTTTGAGGATATAACAGGTGAAAGTATCGTGCTTGACAGCTTTTCGCTTGAAAATGAAATCGTTGAAAAAGAATTGAAATTCGGCGGTTGCATAGCCTCTGAAATGAGCGTGAAACTCATTGATTATGATTGCTCGGCTTTGATAGGAAAGACGGTACAGGTCATCATAACGGCAACATATCTTGAATCGGAGCTGTATCCGTCAGATGATTTGTACCCGTCAAATACTCTTATTTGTCCTGCCGAAACAGGAACGGTTGAATGTCCTGTTTTCTACGGTAAAATTCAGTCGGCTCAAAGAGATAAAAAACAGCGTAACATCGTCAAAATCACAGCCTATGACGCTTTTTATGATATGTCAAAGACGGATGTGTCTTTGTGGTTTGCAGGCAAAGAGAACGAGGATGGCAGTTTTGCTTATGGTTATGCGCACTATCAAAAAGACGATAATTTTAAGAGCTTTTATTCAATAATCGCAGAATTTGCCAAAGATTATGCAATTACAGGGGTTTCACCGCCGAGCTTATCTGTCTTCAGTGTACCGCTGAAATTTGATGATACCTGCGTGGAAAAGGTTATAAAGGACATTACCTTGTCAGATTTAATCCAAGCTTATGCAGAATTAACTTTGAGCTTTGCCGTTATAGATGCCGACGGAAAAATGCGTTTTAAAAGGCTGTATTCTCAATCTTCCGTTGAAACAATCGATTCGTACAAAGATTTATCCTTTGAAGATTACGAACTTGAGCCTATCCGTATGTACAGTGCTAAGTTTGCTGATAAAAAAGCGTTTTTGTATGGCAACAGTAACGATTTTTCGTGGTATGTTTCCGATAACATTTTGATGAGGTGCAGAACAACAGCAAGTGATATCGGCACAAAATATAATTCTGTTAATTTTTTTGGTGATGTATATAAATATCGCCCGACAAAAATTAAGCTGTTTTCGTATTGGTGGCTTGAGGCAGGCGATAAGTACACAATTAAAACTCCGTTTGAAGATTTGCCGACAATCGAAACATTTGTGTTCAATAAGAAAATGGACGGATTTATAACTGCCCTCACATCAAAGGGCGAAAAACGATTAGGAAAGGAAGTAAAAGAAAATGAACAAATACAATAAAATTGTCTTTGTGAACGGCTCTGCTCCGCCCCTCAATGCCGACAACCTCAACCATATGGATGATGGAATTGAACAGGCTACAAACGGAGCAATTGCACTTGAAACCGAAATAGCCACGGCAAGAGGCAGTTCTAATTCACTTGGGGCAAGGCTTGATAAAACAGACAAGAGTATTGCCCGAAAGCTCGATTCAATGCCGTTCGACAGCGAACCCAAAAATAACAGCCCGTGTTATCTCACAAGCGGAGCAATTTACAACGCTCTGCTTGTGAAAGCAGATAAAACCGCCTTGGCGACTAAATACGATTCGTCAAATATTGAAAGTGGTACATCAACACTCACACCGTATTCAACCGTCACCGATAAAATCAAAAGTGCAAACTGTACATATAAGACGATTGGTGACATCGTAATCGTCAGTGCAACGGTCAAAATGAACGCAGTATCTCTTGGCGGCAATAGCATGTGTCCGCTGATTGATTTGCCGTACAAATGTATTTCCGAGGACAATGTTTTTTGTGTCGGTATTTCAAACCTTGGCAAGCTCTTTAAATTTGCCATTCCGAAAAATAACACTTGGCTACAGTTTTCGACTCAGGATAAGACGGCTTACACATTTGCAGACGGCGAGCAAATTAATGTGATTTGCTTGTACAAAATTAAATAACGGAGGTAAAAATAATGGAACTTAAAGAAAAAATCACACTCGATATGCTCACAAAGGACAGCGTTTCGGTACTCAGACAGCAGTTTTTGACCTTTAACGGTGAAGAAATGCAGGTCGGCGGTAACATCCGCAACGCATACATGAACAGCAAGACGGGCAGAGAACAGCTTAAAACGGTGCTGTCGGATGAATACTATAACGCTGTCATGGCAGTTTGGGGCGACAATCCAACCGTTGACGAGCCGACAGAAAGCGAGGTGTAAACAATGAAAGAAAACATTTTACAAGCATTATTCGCCACTGTGTGCGGAGCTATTGTCGCATATCTTAACATCTTGCTTGTGCCGTTTGCGGTGATGATTGCGGTAATGATTATCGACTACATCACTGGAATGGCACAGGCATACATAAGCCACACGCTGAACAGCCGTGTCGGTGTAACAGGCATTATCAAAAAGGTAGGCTATATCGTAGCTGTAGCGGTCGGAATTGTTGCAGATTATCTCATCAGCTCGGCACTTGTCAACTGCGGAATCGACCTGCGGATTAACTACTGCATCGGCATGATCGTTACGATTTGGTTTATCATCAACGAGTTGATTTCAATTTTAGAAAACCTCTCGGAAATCGGTATTCCATTGCCGAAATTTTTGGTGTCAATCGTCAAGAGATTAAAGACAACAGTCGAAGTAAAAACAGATGAAAGTGAGGAATAATTATGAGTAACTCAAAACTTGTAAATTACACAAAATTAAGTCCAAACCACAGCGGTAAACGCACACACAGCATTGACCGCATTACTCCGCATTGTGTAGTCGGTCAGTGTAGCGTTGAAACACTCGGAAACATTTTTATGAATACAGCCTGTGAGGCAAGCTGTAACTACGGAATCGGCTATGACGGCAGAGTGTTGCTCTGCGTTGATGAAGGTAATCGTTCTTGGTGTAGTTCATCAAACGCAAATGACCAGCGTGCAGTTACAATCGAATGTGCAAGCGACACAGTAGCTCCGTACACCATGAACAGTAAAGTGTACAACAAACTTATTGCACTCTGCGTTGACATCTGCAAGCGTAACGGCAAGACTAAACTGCTTTGGTTCGGTAACGAGGACAAGACTTTAAACTATTCGCCAAGATCAGGCGAAATGGTCTTGACTGTACATAGGTGGTTTGCAAATAAATCCTGCCCGGGCGACTGGCTCTATAACAGGCTCGGCAATCTTGCAGACGAAGTAACTGCACAGCTCGGCGGTAAAACATCAAATAAGGAGAATGAGGAAATGATTAAATACGGCTCACACAATACAGCGACACTTGCATTTAAGAAGCAGTTGATTACTTTGTACAACATGAAAATTATCAAGACTAAGGTCGATAACTCGAACGGTTTCGGTGACGGCACTCTTAAAGCTGTTAAAGAGGCACAGAGAGCAGGTAAGGTTACAGTTGATGGTATTGTCGGCGAAAAGACAATCAACGCTATCTATCATCTCATCAATGACGGCATCAGAGCCAAGGACAACAAAATCGCCAATGCTAAAAAGGCACTTGGCTAATCTAAAATTCAAACACACATAATTGCAAAAATATTCCCCTCACACTGTCATTGAAGATAGGTGAGGGGAGTTTGTTATTTGCTGTTATTTTCTTTTGCGATTCTTTCAAGCTCACGGATACAGTTTACAAATTAAAGGTGAGGTGAATATCACAACTTTTTTTCTGCCTTGCATTTGCCTAACATTTTTAACCGTTTTTCTTGTATTTTAACATATTTTAGCAGATAAAAGGCAAAAAAATAACCGCACTAAAAAGCTTAAAAATGGCTTTCTAATGCGGTTTTTTCTATGGTCGAGGTGACAGGACTTGAACCTGCGGCATCTTGGTCCCAAACCACTTAATAAATGTGTGAAAAGCTTAGT